AATATTCCTTTCTTTTTATTATAATAAAAATTATTCACGAATCCTATTTTCTTTAGGACAATTTTCATAATCTGTTTTAAATGGACACCATTTACAATTTTTAGCTCCTTTACCAGCTAGTGCCATATAAATTTGATCTATTCTTTTCTTGCCTTCATTATCAAAACAATGTTCTATAAAAGAGTCAATACTTTTTTGTACTTTTTTTCTTGTAACTGATCCAGAAGCTGGATTTAATAATTGTATCCTTTTTTGAGGAAACATTGATTCTTCTAATAATTTTCTCTTAACTATAAAAAATTCAATATCAATATTATCGATAGGTGTGCCAAATTGATCTGAAAAATATTTCTTATAGGCAACTAGTTGTGCAGCTTTCAACTTATCTGCTTTTTGCCATTTGTTCCAACCCATTCTACTGGTTTTAATATCTATTACCGTAATCTTATTTAATACTGTATTTCTTACTACGATATCGATAAATCCATACCAATATACATTCTTATTAACTGTTGATGCTGGAACTGCTAATTCAACTTCAATTCCAACTAACTCCATATTTTTAGTTGAAAAATATTGTGCTCTTCTCTTTTTGAACCATTCTATAATTTGGATGCCGTCTTCTAAATGTTCAGCTAACTCAGATGGAGTTGAAAAATGTTCTCCATTGTTAGCATCTACACCTTTTTTATATTCCATCTTTAAACATGTTAATAACATATCACGCAAATCTAATTCATTTGCTGCTTTAACAGAATCAGTATACATTACGGTTAAATACTCTTGTAATGTTTCGTGAAATGCAGTTCCAAAACATGTTGCTATACTATGAGTAAATGGAGCTAATTTATCAATATATGAGAGTTTCCATTGTTTAGGACATTTCTCAAACATTGACCATTGCGAATACGATATCTTTGCCGGAGCTTTTGATATGTCATTCAATGATAACTTATATATAGGATTTATATATCCTGACTTCATGATGAAGCTTCAGTTGGTTCTTCTTTTTCCTCTAATGTTTCTTTGAGGTAATTTCTAGACTCTTCTATCAAATTGTCTTTCATTTCAGAAATATATTCATAAAATAATTCAAGATCTTCATCATATAATTCATCGTTATCTTTATATTTTTCGTCATCGCTATCTGGATATTCTTTTTCGAATTCATCTTCAACAATAACTTCCGAACCTGCATGTGATGCAAAGCCACCACTAACATGTAAATATGCTTCGTCTTCACTTCGCAATTCCATAGAAAATCCGTTTTTAATAGTATTTGAAACAAACTCTGCTAATTGATGAAATAATTCTTCTGGACAATACCATGCTGAATCAAATGTAATATCTATATAATCTTCTCCATAGTGCCAATCATGTACAAAGCACCACTTTGCTCCTAAATTTTCAACCATCCAATCTCTTGTAGGTTCTTCTGGAAAATTTGGATATATTTGTTTGTATATTTTGTTTGCTAATAGTGAAGACTTTTCCATCCAGTCTGCTTTCTCTATTTCTTCAGAGTAAAAAAGATTTGTTAATTTTTCAATAGATTCTTTAGTACTTTCTATTGTCATAACGGTGTATACATTGTTTGCCATAATAGTTTCTTCTTTTATTTATAATATAAGTAATTATTTGGATTCATCCAAATGTTCTGTTAAATAAATATTTATTAGATCGATTGATTTTTGTAGATCTTCTTTAAAAGATCCTTTTCTTCGACATCTAACTATACGTTTAATAATATCAAATTCATATGAATTCAAGTCCCATTCTTCTGAAAATTTATATAAGCTAGATTTTCCAACATAATGATATTGTGTATTTATTGATTCTGTATTAGTTGATTCAAATGTCATTTTTTACCTTTCAACATTGTTTTTATCTCTTTTTCTGTATATCCATATAATGATAACAAAGAGCTGCAACTATCTTTTGGCATTAGATCGATATAATCAATGGCTTCCAATTGACTTACTAGATAGTGGTCTGCAATTTGTGAAACTAGTTGTTTATTGTACTTATCTTCCTTTTTTCCTTTTATGTACTTAGCAAAGGTTCTCTGGGCAGGTAGAAGGCCGTGATAGAGACGATAAGTATCCCTGGGCGATAATATCCCGATTGTATACTTCTGTAACTGATTGATTATTTCAATTAGTTCCATTCTCATTGATAACCATCTGTTAACTATGAACGGAGAGAACTTTTTATGGTCTATATCTGTATATTTAGACCATTCTTTCTTTTCATGAGTCATACCATTGATAAAGTCAAAAATAGTTGCAGGTTTCTTTGTCATAAATTATACTTTTGTTTATATTTTTCTACAAAATGATCTCCAACTGCTAATTCTAAAAAGACAGCTTTTTCCGGTACTCCAGGCAACTTCTTCTCATTAACAGTGTCGACATTTTTATTTTTATATACTTTCATTTTAGTTTTAGCATTTGATCTATTTGAAGTTTTAAATACTAAAACAACAGGTCCTTTTATATACGGAGCTCCCATTATTTTGCCTCCGGTTGAAATTCTTCTGGAACGTAACCACAATCATCACATCTAAATACAGGAACTGGATAAACTGTGTCTTTGTCTTGACCTGTTAAAAATCTAGATACTTTATTAATGGCCATTACTTGCCTAAAATACATTCCTCCACATTCAGTGCAGGTCATCGGTTTTAAATCAGATGCTTTGATATTTGGTTGTGTATTCATTATAATTCATTCATTAGTTTAACAAACATTGACATTATATTAATTTCTTTATCAACTACATGAGAATCAGTATATTGAGATTCTGCTATAATTAATATACATGATGCTATAGTACCTGTAGCAAATTCGTCTAAATTATCATATAAAAATGTATATAATGGTGTAAAGTCTTTTACTTTACTATCTGCAATAATTTGTCTTATTTGTTTAAAAGATTCTTTTTTATCTTTAATATTTTTTAAAATATTTAGTAATTCTGTCATATAATTAGCTTGTACTACACTATTTTTGTCTAATACTAATTTACCTTTAACTACATGACTTTGTGCACTATTAATTGCTCTTCGAATATCTGGATATGAAGAGTTTATTATAGCAGCAACGTCCTTAACGTCATATTCAACTTCTTTTTCATTTAACACATTAACTAATCTTTTAGCTACATCAGGCTTACCTGGTGGTGCTATTCCAAATGTCTGACATCTACTTTGTATTGGATCTATAATTTTTTCAACATAATTACATGTTAATATAAATCTTGTTGTCTTACTATATGTTTCCATTAAGTTTCTTAATGCTGCTTGTGCATTAGGGGTAAGATAATCAGCTTCATCCAATATAACAATTTTCCATCTTTTAAATCCTACTGTAGATGCATATCTTTTTATTTTATCTCTTACTGCGTCTACAGAGTTTTCGTCAGATGCATTAATATACATTAAATCAGCATCAACGTTGTTTGCAATAATCTTTGCTAATGTTGTTTTGCCTGTACCTGCTCCGCCGTAAAATAATAAGTGAGGAACATCTCCATTCTCAATGAATATTTTAACTTTATCAATAATATGTTCATTACCAATATATCCATCTAATGTATCGGGTCTAAATGCTTCTACCCAAAGTGTATTTTCTGTTACTCCAAACATAATTTATTGTTTTCCTGTTGATCCAAATCCTCCAGAACCTCTCGTAGTGTCAGCTAATGCTAAAACTGGATTCCATTCTATTTGTTCAACTTTATTTAATACTAATTGTCCTATTCGTTCTCCATTTTCTAGAAAAACTTGTTCATGGCCATGATTAATTAAAATTACTCCTATTTCTCCTCTATAATCAGCATCTATGGTACCTGGCGAATTCAATACAGTTATTCCTTTACTAAATGCTAATCCACTTCTTGGTCTTACTTGAATTTCATAACCAATTGGGATTTCAACATATAACCCTGTCTTTACTAATAATTTATGACCTGGATTGATAGTTGCATCGTGAGTCGATCTAACATCACATCCGGCACTGCCTATAGTTTCATAACTAGGAAGATCATTATTTGATTTGTTTATTACTCTTACTTCCATAATTAATTTTGTAATTGAACTAACCAATAATTAGAATCAAAATCAGTACCTGTAAAATCTATTCTAGCTAATCCATTTGAAGATATATGCATTGTACCTTTATCGCCTTTATTTGCAGTTAATACTTCTTTTAGTTTATCAGCTGAAAAACAAATTGGTTCTAATTCGTTTGCTGTGCCACCTATTTCAAAAGTAACATTGTCTGAATTAATAGTTGTATAATTAATAATAAATTTAATCTTACCATTCTGAACTTGCACTGCAAAATTCTTTGCGTCAGGTAATGCATTTTTAGCTTTTATAAATTTATTAACAAATAACTCATCAATATCAATTGTAACTTCATATTCAGGTTCTGCGTTAATAGTAGGAACTGCTGGAATTACAGAAGTATCAGCTAACATAAAAGTCATTGTTGTACTTCCTTCTTTTATTTTCATTGCATAATTTTTGCCTTGTGCATCATTAACTTCAATATCAATTTTCTCTCCAACCGCAGATA